GCTTTTTTTAGTAGCCATTATTTTTTCTTTTTATTTTTATGATTGAAGTAATCCCCAAGTGGTAAGAATATATTTAGTCTGACCAATAGGAGGATTGCCTCGATGTGTGTACGGATATGATGATGGGAAGATAACAACTCTACCCTCAACAGCAGGGATCCGTTTATTCATATACAAAAATTCTGTTTCTCCACCTTCATCAATAGTGTTAAGGTAGAGTTGAACTACGGTTACTCTAGATGCTGACACGAGCTCCATACTCTCGAAGTGCCAATCATGATAACCTGCACCGGGTAGTATTTTTTTAGCTTTAACATCAAAATACAATAATGGAATGTTACCCAGAATAGAATATGTCTTAGCATACTCTTGTAAAAATGGAACCAGTCTATTAAAAAACCTACCACCTATGGAAGACGTGGCATGTAAATGATAATAGTGTTGTAGATTAGTTTCTATGTGATCTACTTTATGATTATCAAACGGAGTCTTCACCAGTATAGATTGCTTTTCTAGTTCATCACATTGATTAATGAACCATTTACAATCCTCGGTGCTAAATACTTTTTCATAGATTTCAATACCATCTTTCATTATTTCTTCTTTTTATTTTTCATGATTGCAGCCGCAACTTTTGGTCTTTTTTTTGCGAGTGCGGCTAGTCCCTTTGACGCTTTCTTAGCTGGAGGTCTTCCTCTTTTGCTTCCGTATGTTCCCTTACCTGCTGGCATTTTTTTAATCTCCTAAAATGATAAGTCTGATCTGTCTAGTTTTTCGATAACGTCTTGCCTATAGGCAGGGTCTCTATCATACCTCTTGTCATTCATAGCTGCTACTAATTCAGCTTGGCTACGAAAGACGTCTCCTCTCTCAGGAGCTGCTTTACCTTGTAACATTTTTCCTTCATATCCTACTGCATTTTGATACTGGGACTTTAGTCCAGACACAGCAAGCTTGATTGTACTTATACTACCTGACGCTACGATATCATCGAAAGCTTTGATAGCATCTTGATCTAAATTTTCGCCTGCCCATTGTACCATATTTCGGTACTCTTGTTCTCCGCCTGCAAAGTTTTTAACTTCGTTAATCTGATTTTCTGTAACGTCCTGTACCTGTGATGGTGGGGTTGCCTGCCAGTCGGGACTCTTAGTTACTTCTAAGTATGCATCAACCAAGTCTTGACTGGACATGCCTTTGAACTTTTGCAAGGTCTCGGGCGACAGCTTACCATCATTAGCATAGTACTCATCTGATGCGGATGTAATTATGTTAGCATTATCAGATAGTATACTAGGTTCTGATTCTGATTCTGATTCTGGTTCAGCAGGTTCTGTATTTTCTTGCTGTCCTAATTTAGATTCTAATTCTTTATAGGCTTTTTCTAGTTCTTCAGCTGACTTATATTTGCCAGCTAATAATCCTTCTTGTTCAGCTACAAGTTTCTCACCAACCTCCAGAGAGTCCTGTTCCTCTTCGGTCAGGACTTCTGATTCTGGTTGCTGATCTGTAACTGTAAATGTTTGTTCGTCTGCCATTTATTCTTCTGGTGGTGGTGCGTCTTGAGGTGACATCATTCCTTCCATCATAGCTGAAGCTTGACCAGCTAGGTCTGGGTTCTTGCTTGGATCCATAAGTGGAGTGCCTGCAATCTGTCCAGTCTGCTTAACTAGCTCTTGCTGTGCTTGTTGTTGCATTAGCATTTGCTTCTCTTGCTCCATCTGCTCAGGAGTCTTGATTAGATTTAGAACATCTATACCTTGTGCAGCTGCTAGTCTAGAGACTGCTTCTGTTGGGTTAATGAGCTTCATCATAGCTTCTGGTCCTAGAGTCTGTGCTATTGTAGCCATGAATCTAGTCAGAGCTTCGTTGTCTTGTCCTCTTCCTAATGAATTTATACCAGCTACAATCTTTGGTCTCACGACATCTTTAGGTAGCTTAGGTATTTGATTACTACGCTGTAATATTAGCATAGTTCTGTTAAGGTAGGGTACTAAAAACTCTACCGTTAACAAGCTGAAGATTCCGCCAAGCGATTGCTCCAGCTCTAACTGAGTAAGGCGTACCTCCTCAGCAGTAACCCTCTCAGCGTTTCTCACATTCATCACTAAGAACGCTTCAAGGATTCTCTTTTCTATTGACTGCGACATTTGTGCAGCTGTGGAGAAGTCGGCAGTCTTACCTACCTGTACAACTCCTACGTCTTCTGGTCTACCCTGTATGATAGCTCCGTTGCCAGCTTTGGATAAGGTCTGTGGCTTTGTGGTTGATGAAGGTGACACAAGAAATATAACTTTACTTGCTACACTTGCACCCTCTACGAGAGCTTGAGACAATCCATTGAGACTACGTAAGTCTCCTATAAATTCCTCTACTCTACCACGTCCGTAGTCTTCTCCGTCTACTGTATTGAATCGAAGCACTAACCATGGAGAGGCGTTTTTAGGAGCTGTACTGCGGCTACCCTCGAGCATCATTCCATCAACTTCTTGATGCCACATCCAACGTCCATTACTCTCATCCATCTTAACACAGGTGTATACCTCAGCGTCGTCTTCTACTGGACCTTCGTAATTACTATTCGGTCCTTGTTCTTCGGGAGGTTTAGCTATCCCTAGAATCTTTCTGTCAATTAATTCTTTAGTAATGATCTCTATAACATTACCGTTACCGTCTCTGTTTACAACATATCGTGAGAGAGGATAGACTTTTAAGCCATCCTTACCCATAAAGATAAGTGCATTACCACCAACGATTAGGTGTTTTAATGCTTGATGCACGACTACTCTGTCATTCGATGCAGCTATGAAATCCATTATCAATCTCTCTATCTTGGAGAAAGATAAGTCTAACTCGGTACGCATGTTAGGATCGAGAGTCTCGCCAAGCTTGTCGTCTCTTACTTGTAGCTTAAAGAAGCTAGTTTGTGGAGGTAAGGTAGCAAGCATAAGCTTTGCTGCCAGTGTGACAACAGCTTTAGCACCGACTGACTGCCATGGTTGTAGCAGAGTTCGCTTGCCTTTAAAGTTGTCGTCTCTTGTAATAAGATAAGGTAAGGTAAGTTCAGAACATTCTACTGCCATATCCAGAAACTGAGTTCTGTTGGAAGAGAGTTCTGAGTATCTTTCTCTTGCCTTATACATTCATTCCACCCGTTGTATTACCGGTTGTACCAGTATTAAGATTTATTTTAAGAGCATCTGTACCAGTCTTCTTAGCTGTTCCTCTTGGACTAGACTTTGCTGTTGTACCATACTCTACGCCTGCTGTTTCGTCAGGATCTACCAACTCTTTCTTGCTAGGTAGTCTTGATGCTTGCACTACGTCAGGTTGCCTTGGTTGTATAGGAGCCGGGGTAGGCATAGGTGCAGGGCTTGATCTAAATAGACACATTGTCTTCGTTTAAAATACTTTTTACATATTGTACCACTTCCCATTGTCCGGAGCGATACATGATGGAGGCTAAGTCCTCCTTGGGGTGGACGGGACGCCAAGCAAACTTGGCTTCCAGATCCTCTACCAGTTTCTCTAGTTTCTCTGAATGAAAACTAAGCGTACTGGGGTAGGTTTGTGTTTGCATGTTCAAAAAATGCGGGCATACGAGCTGCTCTTGTGTCAGAAAACTGTGGGGCTTTACCCTGATACATTAACTGATCGCTCGCATCCGCCCAAAATTTTTTCGACAAATATTTATCAGTATTGTTTTCTGCTAGGGGTTGTAGTACCCATTGTATAGTTGCCTT